CTGGTGCTTCTCTTATTGCAATTGGTGCCAACGCATTATTAGCTAACACTACTGGTGCTCAAAACGTTGCAATTGGTTTTGATGCTTTGAGAGCTAACACTATTGGTACTAGCAACCTAGCCATTGGTCTTAATGCTTTAAAGGCTAATACAACAGGTATCAATAATACTGCCGTGGGTACTGGTGCTTTAGCGGCTAGCATAACAGGTTCTAGAAACGTTGCTATTGGCGGTGGTGCTTTAGCTGTTAGCACAGTTGATGCAAGTATAGCTATCGGCGCTGGTGCATTAAATAAAAACACTACTGGTGTAAACAACGTAGCTATTGGTGACAGCGCATTATTAGCTAATACCACTGGTATTAATAACATAGCTATAGGTACTGCAGCATTATATGCCGCTGTTACAGCATCTGGCAACTTAGCAATTGGAACTAACGCATTATTATCTAACACTACTGGTCAAAATAATATTGCCATTGGCTCTCAGTCTTTATCAGCTAATACTACTGGACAACAAAACATAGGCATTGGTCTTGGTGCTTTACAGTTTAATACAACGGGTCAAGGAAATATTGGAATCGGTTATGCCGCACTATTTGCTAACACAACTGGTTATCAAAACACTGCTATCGGTGGTAGCGCAGGTAATGCATTAACTACTGGTCATGAAAATACTGCAATAGGTTCTAGCGCATTAGCAACATCTACAACTGATAACTATAATACTGCTATTGGTGTTAATGCTTTGCGTTACACTAATGGTGGTGGTGGTAACACTGCAGTGGGTCCAGCTTGTTTGCAGGCTAACACAACAGGAGTAGACAATACTGCAATGGGTGTTGGAACAATGCAAATTTCTACAACAGCATCTAATAATGTTTCAATAGGTAATCAGACTGGTGGCGCACTGACTACAGGTGGCCAAAATACAATGCTTGGTTATCAAGCTGGTAGTACTATTACAACTGGTTCTAATAATATTCTTATTGGAAATGCAGCAGCACCAACAGCTATAACTGTATCTAATGAGATAACATTAGGTAACTCTTCAATTGCTACTATCCGTGCACAGGTAACTTCAATAACAGCATTGTCTGATGCGCGCGACAAGAAAGATATTAAACCATTAAAGCATGGTTTAGCTCTTGTTAATTCACTCAATCCAGTAGAGTTTAATTGGAACATGCGTGATGGTGCTAAAGTAGATGTTCCTGATATGGGTTTCATCGCACAAGACCTTGTTGAAATAGAAGATATTCTTAATGCTCATGAGACATTGCAATTGACATACCGTTCCAACCCTGATAAGCTAGAAGCTACTTATGGTAGACTTGTACCAATATTAGTCAATGCAATTAAAGAACTGTCTGCTCGAGTTGCAGAACTAGAGGAAAAATAATATGTTAAACTTTTTAAATCCAACACCAGAAGAACAGCTCGCGCGAGATATAAAAGGTTTGCAAGATTCTGTTGATGTTATCAATGAACTCATTACTATAGAGCTAGACGCACAACAGGCATCTTTCTTAAGAGCAAACATTGACCATATTATTATAATGCTCGATAAAGAACATCTTAAAGAAGATACCTCAGATAAATCAGTTTTTACTGCAGCAGTTGCAGCAGGAGAAGCTAAGCTAGCTTAATATTAAATTACGAAGGACGTAATATGAAACAATTCTTTTTCTTAGCCGGAATGCAACGCTCTGGCGCAACAGTACTTAGTGCAATATTAAATCAAAATCCAGATGTGTGGGTTTCGCCGGCAAGTCCGTTATTTAGAATGATGGTCACGCAAGCACAAAGCCATAATGAATTAGAAAACATTGACTACAACAGAAGTGCTGCAATAGATGACGTAATTGCAACAATTCCACATGCGTTTTATCAAGACAAGTCAGCTAAATATATTATTGATAAGAATCTTAATTGGCCAAGCCCGCAAGGTGTAGAAGTCATAGCTAAATATATAACTAAGAATGTTAAAATAATATGTCCAGTGAGAAACGTGTTAGATGTTTTAGTTTCCTTTGATACAATCATCAATGCTCACCCCGATTCTAAATATAATCAAATGGATGAACAAGTATTAAACGAAACATTTCCAGATAAACCATTAGCAGATAGAAGAGCAGATTTCTTAATGCGACATGATAAAGATGTTTCACTAAGTTTAAAGTTTATGAAACATGCTTTAATTCCAGAATATAGGCACTTGTTTCATTTTGTTGACTACGATGACTTAATCACCAACCCAGAGAAGGAAATTAATAAAATATATGAATACTTGGAAATTGAGAAATACAATCATGAATATCAGAATATTGAAGATGTCTCAGGTATCTCCGAAGACAGTCTTACGCGCATTAAGAACCTACACAAAGTCAGACCAAAGTTAGAAAAGAAATCCCGCAAACCAGAAGACGTGTTCTTGCCGGAAACAATACAGCGTTATTCAGGATTGGAATTTTGGCGTGGACCTAGATAGTTTATTAAATGAGTATAACTTCCGCAAGTGTCGTGGTCCAGAGAACGCAACACCAGCAGAACTAGCAGAAGCATTTGCTTTCTTCTGTGAGAACTATGCTTATATTAAACATCCTAACCAAGGACGTATTTCCTTTACTTTAAGGGACGCGCAAAAAGAAACTGTTAAAGCATGGTTAAGTGACAGATATACAATAGTGTTAAAGGCACGTCAGATTGGATTCTCCACACTGGCAGCAGCTTATTCTTTCTGGATTACTTTCTTTTGGCCAGACAGATTTGTGGTTATGCTTTCAAAGACTGAACGTGAAGCTACAAAGCTTTTACAAAAGGCTAAGTATATTTATAAATTTATACCTGACTGGATGAGATTGTCTGGTCCTGAACTATTACAAAATAACGTTCTTAAGATGTCCTTTAGTAATGACTCTGTAATTGAATCAATGCCATCAGCTAACGAGCCTGCTAGAGGTGAATCGGTGTATCTGGCTATAATCGACGAGATGGCATTTTTGCCTAACCCTGAAGAAGCCTGGGCATCAATAGAGCCAATTGCAGACGTAGGTGGTCGTGTAATCTGTCTATCTACTGCCAAGGGTGAGGGAAATATATTCTTTAACTTATGGCATGGTTCGCAAACTGGAACTAATCGTTTCCGTGGAATCTTCTTTCCATGGTCAGCATCTGGTCGTGACCAAGCCTGGTATGACGCGCAAGCCGCAGAACTACCAATATGGCAACTACACCAAGAGTACCCATCTAATCCAGAAGAAGCATTCATTCGTTCTGGCAGACCAGTATTTGACATTGACGCTTTAAATAGATTTATTACAACAACCCCTAAGAAAGGTTTTAATAAAAAACTCTCTGATGTTCGAAATTCTTATATGTTTGAGTCCTCCGGTGGACCGCTCTCCGTATGGCAAACACCACAGGCAGGAGCTGTTTATGCTATTGGAGCTGACGTGGCCGAAGGACTGGCTAGGGGTGACTATTCTACCGCTCATGTTATTGATGCTAAGTCTGGTCTTATAGTTGCCCATTGGCATGGTCATATTGACCCAGACAAGTTTGGCGAAGAAGTTCTTTATGCATTGGGTTTCTTTTATAATGAAGCTTTAATAGGTGTTGAGTCTAATAACCACGGCTTAACAACTTTAACTGCTTTAAATAAAGCTAATTATATTAATCTTTATAGACAGCGTAGATTAAACCAACGCCACGCTGAAGCCACAGAGGCATTGGGTTGGCGCACAACAACATTAACTAAGCCTTTAGCTATAGATGAATTGAATGCCAACCTAAGAGATGGTGCATTAGACCTACGATGTGAATATACGATAGCTGAACTTAAGACCTTTGTCCGTGATGACAATGGCTCTACGCACGGCTCTCCACACGACGACCGAGTAATGAGTCTAGCCATTGCTAACCAGATGCTTAAGTATGTCTGGCTGCCAGAGTATAAGCCTAAAACTGACTCTCCATGGGGAACCATGAATTACTTCGAAAAGAAGCTACATAAGCCAATTAAGACTAAAGAGCGTTATTGGATAGGTGAATTCAATAGTTATTGATATAATGTAACGAGTGAACTATACTTATATAGGAGTTTTTTATGCACTGTTTGGATTGTTCCAAAGAATTTCAGAAGAGAATGATATCAAACGTGGTATTTGCTTTAGCTGCCACATCAAAGGCATCAAGTTTGGGTTCAGGGGAGCAAGTTATGGCAAGTCTACATGGAATGATACAACCATTAGAGAGACTCAAAGAATGTATGAAGCAATGCCTAACGTTGAAAAAGTATCAAGTCGTAAAGAGTTAATCTGATGGAGTGGTTGGTGCCAGTAGCTGTTGCTATTATAGGTGGACCAATGGTTGTATTAATACAATTGTTTAGAAAAGAGAGCAGTGAACAACACGGCGTTCTAGCCGGCAAGATAGATAAGATTGCTGACAAACTAGATGGTCATATTGATTGGCATTTAAAGGACAAAAAATGAAGAAAGAAATAAAATCATATCCTAAAATTAAAACAGGAAAAGTAACTAAAGGCAAAAAGATAGAAGTAC